CCCGCGCGGCCTTCGTCGCCAAGCTTCGCGCCCTGTGCGCCAAGCATAACGTGCTCCTGTTTGGCGACCAGGATGGGAACGCGATTGCCCATTTCCTGGATGGAGGGGAGGACGTCCGCGTGTGGCCTGAGATAGGCCCTTGACTTTGTCCAGGAAGCCGCCTATACTGACCACATGATCACCAAGGAGACAGCGATGACCGAAGCCACCACCCGCCGCACCTGGGTCCTCCTCGACACCAGGCCGCTGTACACCGGCGACAGCCGCGCGACCGTTCTCGGGGTCTATGACCTCATGGAGGCGGCCGAGGCCCAGTGGAAGTGGCTGTCGAGGGGCGTCGGCAGCCACATCACCCCCGACTGCCAGAGGTACGTCATCCTCGAGCTGCCCCTTGGCGAGGCGGGCATGGCCGCCGAGGTCGCGCGCCACGACGTGCGTAGGTGGCCCAAAATAGGCCCTTGACTTTGTCCAGGAAGCAGCCTATTCTGATCCCATGATCACCAAGGAGACCGCGATGACCGACGCCACCACCCAGACCGCCGACCTCATTGCGGAGATCGCCAGCCTTCGCGATAAGCTGGCGCAGGCGCGCCGCATCAGTGACGCGATGCTCAATGGTGTCCAGGACCACTACACCTGCATGAGCGACGTCCGCGCGGACCTGTGGATCCTCCAGAGTGTCCTGAAGGACTGAAATAGGCCCTTGACTTTAGGTCAAGGATGCCCTATTCTGATCCCATGATCAAACGATCCACCAAGGCCTCCACCCTCTCCGCCACCTCTCAGAAGGATTCCTCCATGTCCCAGACCATCCAGTCCTCCGTCACGTTCGACCGCACCTCGGGCAAGTATGTCGCGATGGCCGACGGCAAGGTCGTGACCAAGACCAAGTCCATGAACCGCGCCAAGCGCCTGCTCAAGGCCCATCTCGCGGGTCTCAAGGAGGTCGCGCGCGACGAGGTCGCGTCGGGCCTTTCCTTCTCGGTCGCTGATCGTTTCGCCTTCACTGAGGCCCTCGCGCAGATGGTGGCCAAGGGTCAGTCGCCCTCCGCCATCGTCACGGGTGAGGGTGGCATCGGCAAGACCTACACCATCTGCAAGGTTCTCGCCGCCAACGGGTTCGTGAATTCCCTGGAGCCCGAGGCCGTGCATGTCGCGCCCACCAAGCAGTACGTTATGATCAAGGGCTACTCGACCCCCTATGCGCTGTACCGCACGCTGTTCGAAAACCAGGATCGCGTCATCATCTTCGATGACTGCGACAGCATCCTGAAGGATGCGACGGCGATCAACCTCCTGAAGGCTGCGCTCGACTCCTACGCCAAGCGCGTCGTCTGCTGGCAGTCCGAGGTCAAGGGTTCCGACCTCCCCACCTCGTTCGAATTCAAGGGTGGCGTCATCTTCATCAGCAACCACACGCTGACTTCGCTCGACCAGGCCGTGCGTACCCGCGCGCTCTGCGTCGATCTGTCGATGAATGCCGACCAGAAGCTGGAGCGCATGGCGCAGCTTGTCGCCGACAAGGACTTCCAGCCCGACATGTCGGCGAAGGTCAAGGCCGACGCGCTCCAGCTGATCAAGGAGAACCTGCCCAAGGTTCGCAACCTCTCGCTGCGCACCCTCATCCAGGTCTCCAAGATCCGCCACGCCCACGGCGCCGACAGCAACTGGGCTCGCCTCGCCCTCTACGTCATGAACCAGTAAGGGATGATCACCATGAACCTCGCAACCTTCCTCGCACACACCATCGTCGCCGCCGTGCTGCTCGCCGGCTGGGGCTTTGCTGTCGTGATGGTCGCCGGGCATCTGATCGATATCATGGATCGCCGGCGCAGCAAGTAAGCCTCGAACACCAGCACACCTCATCCCCCCGGTGGGCGGGGGCTCCTCCTCCCCCCCTCCGGCCGGCCGGGGGAGGCCTTAGGGGCGCTGCGGCGAAAAATATACCAGGTTTGCGTAGACACTCTTTTAGCGACCATGCCGGTTCAGACGCTAGCCTATTTTTTCGCTGTGGAGGTCTGCAAAAGCATTCTGTGTATATTCTGCACGTATTCTGTGTATATTCTGCACGATTTGGCCCCCCGTCAGTTTCTGGTGGAATTCCTTTAAGTTCTCCCTTTACTCTACCAAGCTTATATGTTATCATACACTCATTGAGAGGAGAATATCTGATGCGTGTGAATGTTTCTGAGATGGTTGGAAAGACCTTTGGTCGTATCGACAAGAGTGATTATGAGCTACGTTTCCATATGGAAGACGGCACTCATTATCGCATGTATCATTCCCAGGATTGCTGCGAGAGTGTTTATATCGAGGATATCGTCGGTGATCTGGATGATCTTGTTGGTTCGCCCTTGGTTCGTGCTGAGGAGCGTACTTCGGAAACCTTTGAGAATTGTGATCCGAATGCTTTTAGAGATGATGCATATATGTGGACGTTCTATGAGTTTGCTACGATCAAGGGGTCGGTGACGATTCGTTGGTATGGTGAATCGAACGGCTACTATTCTATAAGCGTTGATTTGGAGCATGTGAATCCTCATGGTGTATCAATAGTGCCACTCAAGGATCAAGCTAATTTTTGAGGGGACATGACATGGATACTCCATGCGTGAAGGTTTGTCGTATCGAAGGAAGTGGATACTGCATTGGATGTGGTCGAACGCGGCGTGAGATTGCCGAGTGGACTGGATTGACCAAGAATGAGCGGTTGACTGTGATGGCGACATGTCTTGTTCGATTGACTGAGATGACTCGTGGAAAGGGAAAGGGCGAAAGAAATGACAAGGGAAGAGCGGGTACTTGAGGACTTATTGTTCCATGTAAGGAATTCGGAGATCGTTGACGAGGTCCTTACCGAAAAGGGTCGTGCGATGATGGAAGCATATTACACGATCAATTCCCTTTTGCTGGAAAAAGAAATGCGTCATCGTGATTTGGAAAGTGCTTGACATTACCAGTGCGATGTCTTATTATTATAATGTCAGTCGCAATGAGGAAATAACATGATTCTTTCGTATTTCGTTGATCCGGTTCTTGAAGAGTTTCTTGTCTTCTGCTTCGAAGATGATGACTGCGTGTGGGAACAGTTCTTTGCGACGAAGGAAGATGCCGAGGAGTTTGGTAGGGATTATGTCGCTGGATACTTTGCTGACGGATTCCCCGCGAATTCGGTCATATGGAAGCAGGAGCGTGAGGTTCGTATTTCTTCCGACGTATAAATATGTCCATGAAGACATTCAAGCATTTTCTACAAGAACGATTCATCAATCTTTTTCCCGGTGATCCGCGCAGGCAGCAACATGCCGCCGAGATTCATGGTATGCTGCAAAAGGCCTATGCAAAGATTGGTGGTATACAGGGATCTGGCTTTCGTAGCCCCGAAGACATGGACAAGAACATTCCGATGTGGAAGATCCATCGACAGGGCGGCAAGATTCGTGGCGTTGTCCTCTATAAGGATACAAATGGACGCAAGTCCGTGGCTACAGCGACTGATGGTTCTGAAGAAGGCAAGAAGGGCGTAGCTCAGATCTATCGTGATGATGTTGTTCGCGGTCGTGCATATGGCGAGAGATCTGCTTCGGCTCTATCGTTCACCAAGCAGGTTGTTGGAGCCGAGCATTTGAAGAAGCATATAATTCCATATGAACATGTCCAAAAGACCTTGGGTGGTGACACGGAGATACGTCGTCCACCCGCAGATGATCCTGAGATACAACGCCATCCCGAGTTCGCTGAACATTTCTATCAAAGAAAAATTGGCGACCATTGGCACACAAAGTTGATGTTTGGTACACCCGGAAAGAGTTTGAAGAGAGTTTGAAATGAGATCCTACAAGATTGTTGAAGTGGTTGATTCTCTCCATCGTAGCTACAAGCTTCATCTATATGAAGGTGGCATCGAGGAACCAAGGGCTCCAGTTTTTGAGAGCCGTGATCGTGCATATGAGGCGGCGATGCACTATGTTACCGAGTATGATGGATACCTTCCGTTTGATGATGAATAAATAAGTTTCGCATATCATGTATCTGATGAAACATATACACACTCCAATGATGTGGATTTCAGAACATGAACATAAACATAGATCGGATCCTGAGAGATCCAAGACAAGACCTTTTCGTTTATGACAATTCTTCCAAAAAGTGGTATTGCCGCGAAGGCACCGATTATTTCTGTCCCGAACCAAGCATCGAATTCTATACGAAATTGGTCGTATTGGATTTGCTTGCGACATTGCGCGAATGCGAGAATCCAGAGAAAAAAGTTCTTGACGGCGCCGATAGAATAGACTACAATAGATTTGTGAATACGATTTGTGAAAGGTTCAATATACCATGGAAAGATACTTCACCAAGCCCACCGAAGGGTATCATTTCTCAGCCGACGGTATAAAGACTATTGAAGATCATTACGGCGGCAAGTTCGTTGGTTCTTTTTGTATCAAGAGAACTGATGGATCTTGGAATGATACGCCGGTTGATGTATTCTATCAGCCGTATCCTGATGTCACCAAGGGTCATACGCATTACTTTGGGATGTATCGTCATCCTCTGACGAAGCATGTAATGATCACGAATGCGATGTCTGCATTTGAGCATCCAATGCTGGGTGCTGTTGCGGATGATGGAGAGATTGTCGTTTCTGGGTATCGACACGATTATCGGAGAAGCAAGGATGGAACTGTATTCATTGATGGCGGCCGAGACTATACTAAGTATGGCCGTAATAGTGTTGATCCTGATGTGGGTGATATTCGGACCCCACTCGTCCAGGTAAAGGTTGTCGAAGACAATCTTGTGGTGGTCGTATGATTCTGCAACTGAATCCTACGATCCCCGTGATTACACCAAAAGGTCGTGCTCAGGCCGTAGCATTGATTGACTATGGTCCTGAGCATGATCTTATTTGGGTTTGCTTTCTTGATTCAAATGGTCAATGTTGGTCATATCGCAATGGAGAGATTCGCGGCGAAAAGAACTTGACCATGGGAAGAAAGGGCGAATACTGTGGACAAATCTAGTTCTCAGAAGATTGAAGTCACGAAGCAGGTCAAGGATTCGCTGCGCGAATTATCGGCTGCTATTGCCGCACATCAGCAAGCATTGGATAACGCTGTTGCCGAGATTGAATATCTTGAAAAGCAAAATGGTCAATTGATTTTTCAAATTCAATATGCATTTACATTTCCTGATGGCGAACATTTGACATTGGAAGAACTGGCGAATGATTACTATCGTCTAAAGAAGCAGGTCGGCGAATGGTGATCAAGATTACAGTTTCATGAAATTATATCCAGGAAGTTCAATTGACGCCGTCTAAGGCATACATACTTGTTGAACACTTGTTTCGTTCACAAAAAGATAATTGAGGTGTCACATGAATATCAAGACGATTTTTACTACTGTCTTAGCAATACTTTGCATTTCATTTGCAGCATATGCACAAAACGCAAGAGATCAAATTCGTGCTGTTGGATCATCGACAGTTTTTCCATTTACTACAACGGTTGCTGAAAATTTCAGTCGAACATCAGGTCTGAAGGCGCCTATTGTAGAATCTACTGGAACGGGTGGTGGATTTCGTCTATTCTGTGCTGGTATAGGAACACAGCACCCAGACATTTCAAATGCGTCTCGTCCGATCACAAAATCAGAAATTGAACTTTGCGCCAAGAATGGTGTAACGAGCATTACTGAAGTAATGATTGGATATGATGGCATCGTATTTGCGGTTCGCAAGGATGTAAAGCCTTTTAGTTTGACACGCGAACACGTTTGGCTTGCTTTGGCTCGTCAGGTACCAAAGGATGGTAAGCTTGTAAATAATTTCTACCAGAAATGGAATGAGATTGATCCTAAACTACCAAACGCTCCAATTGAAGTCATGGGACCTCCGCCAACTTCTGGAACGCGCGATGCATTTGTTGAAATGGTAATGGATCATGGCTGCAAGAGTTTCGATGAAATCAAGTCTCTGCAAGATGCAAGACAGAAGCAAGCTGCTTGTTCTTCAATTCGTGAAGATGGCAAGTTCATTGAGGCTGGTGAAAATGATAATCTAATTGTTCAAAGACTGGTCTCTAACAAGAATAATTTGATTATTGGAATCTTTGGGTATTCGTTCTTGGAAGAAAACGTAGACAAGCTTATTGGATTAAAGATTGATGAGGTAGAGCCAGAGTTTGAAAATATCTCGACACAGAAATATCCAGTCGCTCGTTCCTTGTTTGTCTATGTCAAGAATGCTCATGCTGAAGTTATTCCTGGCATTAGAGATTTCATAGCTGAGTATGTTTCAGATCGTTCCATGGCTGAGAATGGATACCTTGAGAAAAAGGGTCTTGTGCCATTGACGAAGGCACAGAGAGAGCTTGTGCGTAAAAATGCTCTTACACTAACACCAATGAAATGAAAGGTTTATATCATGGCGAAGTATATTCTAAAGTCTGTTGATGATACTGCCGACGATATGGCAGCTACTGTGACGTATGAGTTTCAGTCCGATCTGGCTGACAGTGTCACTTGGCATCTTGCTCAGTTCATGCGCGCTGCAGGATTTACCTGGGTAGAGAGCCTTGAGATCGTCAAGGAGTATGATGATTCAGAGTTCGATGAACTTGACGATAGTGAATTGACGATTGATGATTCAATGATTGTCAATAAGGATTCCACAGAAGACAAGTATGTGTCTGTGACACCAACTAAAGATACCAAGTAATTAGTCGGTTGGTCGCATACCCATTGTGCGTTCTTGACCAACCATATGGCTCTTGATCATCCATGCTAGTTTTGCATGTTTATCAAGGCGGTCTTCCAAGTAATTGACGAGACCGTAATTGTCTTCGCGTTCTGCTAGCCCTCTTGCTGCATTGATTGAATCGACCAATGCGGAATTAGCGGCTAGCAGACGAGCGAACATATTTTTTGATCCAGGAATTTCTGCCGTGTCCGACATTGTCGATAGCGATTCAAATTCCTTCATTGTTCCTGGTGCATATGAGCCAAGTGCGCGAATTTGTTCGGCAGCAGTATCGACTTCTTCAAACAGTTGCACATAGACCTTGGAGAAGAAATCATGATAGGCTGAAAAGAATGGACCTTCAACATTCCAATGATACTTGTGTGCGAGAAGATACATGCTGAATGTATTTGCTAGTACAATGTGCATTGTACGCACAAGATCTGGTTTGCCCAATTGTTCTTCCAGAAGTTCCTCATTTAGAACAGTTTCTGTTGTATCTTGGACTTCTTCTTGAATCACATTTTCATTTTCGGACATAGTTGACATTCCTCTAGAGGTATGATATATTTATAATCATGAATATCTTTTATCTTTCTCACGATCATGCTCAGTGTGCCCAATGGCATGTGGACAAACATGTAGTCAAGATGATTCTGGAAAGCTGTCAGTTGCTTTCTACGGCTCGTCGTTTGATTGACGGTGTTCCAACAATTGAAAAACGATATGTTGCAGGATCATTGCATCCGGCACGTTTTCGTAATATCAAGCGATGGGTGCTGGAAGATCATCCAGAAGCTGACAAGATCATCTATCAGGCTACGCATGTAAATCATCCGTCGGCTGTGTGGGTTCGTCAGTCATTGGAGAACTATGTTTGGCTGTCGGATCTGACGTTTGCTCTTATTGACGAATACAAGTATCGATATGGTAAGGATCACAAGTGCGAAATTGTTGCTCGTCATCTTGCGACTCCTCCCATGAAGGATTTTCCTCATAAGGGATTCACGGAGCCGACACCTGCAATGCCAGATGAGTACAAGGTTACTGGCGACAGCATTGCGTCATATCACAATTATTACCGTGGTGCTAAGGCTCGTATGGCATCATGGAAGAATCGTGATGTACCGTCTTGGTTTACTAAATAAGAGTATGTTCAACCTCAAACCAGGATTATATTATGCCAACGTATGATTTTATCAATGAAGAAACTGGTGAAACATTTGAGATGCAGATGTCTATTGCAGACATGGAAAAGTATCTCAAGAAGAACAAACATATCAAGCAGGCTGTCACCAGAATGACTTTAGGTGATTCGGTTCGTCTAGGAATCACCAAGCCGCCAGCAGATTTTCAAAAAGGAGTTATTGGTCGCATGAAGGAAAAAGTTCATGGCAATAATCTGAAGACTTCGAAATTCAACATTCCAAGAGAGTGGTGAGTGATTAGTCCCATTTCTCCCGTGTATAAAACAGTATTCAACACGCAAAGAGGATCTCGCGAAAACGCAAGGTCCTCTTTGTCATTTCAGAGAGGCGTACATGTCAAAGAAAAAGAAGAAGTTAAATCAACAACAGCAACAAAATCATTTCTCTCTACGAACAATATCACCACTAACACTAAATCAATCATCAACATTCAAGGCCTTTGAGCAAGGCAAACATCTTCTTCTACACGGCGTTGCCGGAACAGGTAAAACATACATCTCTCTATATCTGGCGCTAAATGAAGTTCTAAACAAATCCAGATACAAACACATTGTTGTCATACGCAGCGTAGTTCCCTCTCGCGATATGGGATTTCTACCAGGCTCAGCAAAGGAAAAAGCAAGAGTGTATGAAGAGCCATACAAGATGATTTGCGATGATTTATTTGGTCGTGGCGATGGCTATGATATACTCAAGATGAAGCGTATGTTGGATTTCACTACGACTTCATTCTTGCGCGGAGTTACATTCAATGATGCAATCATCATTGTCGATGAATGTCAAAACATGATTCAACAAGAGTTGGATACTGTCATGACTCGTGTTGGTAACAATTGTCGTATCGTGTTCTGCGGAGATTTTCGTCAGACCGATTTGGCAAAGCATGAAGAACGCAGAGGACTCTTGACATTCATGAATATTCTTGATAAAATGTCTTGCTTTGAAAAAATTGAGTTTGGTAAGGAAGATATCGTGCGTAGTGCATTGGTAAAATCCTACATCATCTCTAAACTGGAGTTAGGATACGTTTGATATGTTGATTTATGCTGCACCTGCGATCATTTGGATGATCATGCGACTAATGAAAAAGATCATACTTACTTGGCCCAATGCATTCAATGCATGGATGTGTGTGATCACCACAATTGTCATGGGCGGGATAATTTTTAATTTTCTGGTAAAGCTTATAAGTTAATGAAAAAGTTTCATCATTCATTTGCGAATCTTCCAAATCTTGAGGAAGAGTATATTGACGGAAGGAGGCATTATAGAACTCCAGAGGGAAATGTGTATCCTTCCGTCACTACTATTTTGTCACGATTGCCAAACGAGAGTTTGAAAGAATGGCAAAATAGAGTTGGAGAAGAAGAAGCCAAGCGAGTGTCTGGCGTATCAGCCCGACGCGGAAAAAATCTTCATCAAGTCTGTGAGCGATATTTGCTCAATGAAGAAAGACCGACAAGAGGTCACATGCCAGATGTGCAGGGTATGTTTACCGAATTGAAGAAATATATTGATCGTATTGATGAAGTATACGCCGTTGAAGCGCCTTTATATTCTGATCAATATAAGTTTGCAGGAAGATGTGATGCAATAGGTACATTTGATGGATATCCAGCGATCATTGATTTCAAGACGACCAAGTCGGAAGCTGATTCCAGCATGGATAAGGTCAAGAAATATTTCATGCAGTTGTCCGCATATTCTTTGGCATATGAAGAAAGAACTGGCGTAAAAATTGATTTGGGTGTATTGTTATTTGCATCGGCAGAAACTGAATCTAGCTGCATTCCTGCAAATTTTACTAAGTACAAGACTCAATTCATTTCTTTGTTGACAAGCCCTAAATAATGTACTATAATACGATATTACTGTTGATAACAACGTAATAAACTGTCTGGACGCGGCTTCAATGCCGCCACCTCCACCAGTCAACACACTAGGGCCGTAACCCAAGCAGCTGCTTGAGAAACCCCAAAAGTGAGGGATTAAGTGTGTTGGCTAATGGGGGTGAAAGGGATTCGACAGAAGTGTAAAGGTTGCGGAGGTAATCGGTAAGGAACGACCGACAATTAGTCCAAAATAATAGATGCAAACGATAATTACGCATCTGAGATGGCACTAGCTGCCTGAACGGGGTTCGGTGGGGACCTGGCAACAGAATCCCACCACTTTCATCAATCGTAGGAGGTATCGATGAGTGAAGTATCTTGTTATGTTATGAAACCCCTTTCTTATGCAACGGATAACGAATGCACATTCAAGAATCTGCGTTCGGTTGATTTGAAACGAGCAAAGAAGCATCGTGGAGTATATAAGCTTTCGTATGGACAATACGGAAGTTCCAATCATGTTTCTTATGTGGCAACACGAGATTTCGACTGATGTATAAAACTCTGATGGTAGGAATATTCCTACTCATCGGGTTCTTTGGTGCAAGACTGTATCCATATGATACAACAACAAATGCTGTAGCGCAAATTCCTGGATATGAAAGGATTTACGAATACGAGCATTTGTTGCTATCATTTGTTCCAGATGAACCATTGCCCGATGAGCAGGAGACAAAAGTAGTCAACGTCGATCCTAAAGAGAGGGAGTGTTTAGCCAAAGCCATATATTGGGAGGCTCGCAACCAATCTCTTGATGGAAAAGTCGCTGTAGGATACGTTGTAATCAATCGTGTCAATGCAGGTCTATGGAAGGACTCCATCTGTGGCGTTGTCTATCAGGGTTGTCAATTCTCTTGGGTCTGTGAAGGTAAGGGAAAAAGAAACCTCTACAAGCTAACGAACGAGAACGAAAAAATTGCATGGGCTGAGGCGATTGCTCTTGCAAATGAACTTCTCATAGAGTATAATGACATTGAAGATATAACGAAGGGTGCAGTCTTCTTTCATGCTCATTATGTGAGACCTGATTGGTCAAAGTGGAAGAAAGTTGAACGCACCGTTCGTATTGATGATCATATATTCTATCGTTTGAGGTCCATGTAATGCCAACAAAAGATGAAATGCTATCCTTTGCCAAGACTATTGAGCAGATAGTCAAGGAAAAGGATCTAAACTATATTGATGCTGTGACGCATTTTTGCGAAATCAATTCTTTGGAGATTGAGTCAGTTACAAATCTGATCAATCATTCATTGAAGGCCAAGATCGCATATGATGCGTCACAGCTCAATCTTTTACCCAAAAGCAATACATTGCCAGTATGAAAATTGTTGCTCTAGAAGCATACAAGCTATTTCATTCGATCAAGCTTCACTTTACTCGTCAGTCATTTGACTTTTTCAAGAGTAGAGTAAAGATTTCGGAGAAAGCTTTTCTTTCTCGTCGCGATAGATTTGCATTTTATCGATTGGCAAAAGAGTATGATCGTGATCAATTTATCTCCCTGACTCTGGCGAACATTCTCAAGAATGATTCGTTGTGGTCAATGAATTTGCTTGAGCCAGAAGCTGCAGATAATCTAGTCGAATATCAAAAGAGACTGGAGTCGCTCACATATAATTTCAAGCAGGACTTGAAAAAGCTTTTGGATTGGTCGCACGAACACGGTGTTTTTTTGGATCGTGCTTTTGTCCCTGGCGATTCTTATCCTCCGTTACTGACAATGGTCATGAGAAATGAAATTTCCATGGAGACATTTGTCATTCTAAATGGTGTCATCGATTTTCTCCCCATGTGGAAAAGAAAAATAAATGATGAGATCATTTGGCCAAAGTTTGCAATCAAGTGCGAGAAATATGCTCCATTTGTTTTGCAGCGAGTTGATTTGAAGAACATGAAAAAGATTCTGAAAAGCGAGTTTTTTCCTTGACTTCGAATCAACGCATGATATATAATAGTGAATATTATGCATCATGTGAACAAGATGTAATACGAAACATACAACGCATACGAAAGGAAATACAATGTCTTTTGCATCACTAAAAAAGGCCAGCGGTTCTATTGACAAGCTGGCGCGCGAGCTAGAAAAGCTTAATACACCTGCAACCAATTCATCGGAAGATACTCGTTTCTGGAAGCCAGAACTTGACAAGGCTGGTAACGGCTTTGCTACGATTCGTTTCCTTGCAGCACCTGCTGCTGATGGTGACGATGCTCTTCCTTGGGTTCGCGTCTTTGATCATGGCTTTCAAGGACCTGGTGGTTGGTACATTGAGAACTCCCTGACTACTCTAGGCCAGAAGGATCCTGTCTCAGAGTACAATTCGATTCTGTGGAATTCTGGAATCGAAGCTAACAAGGAGATTGCTCGCAAGCAGAAGCGTCGCTTGAAGTATATCTCCAACATTCTTGTTGTTAGCGATCCGAAGAATCCTGACAACGAGGGTAAGGTCTTTTTGTTCAAGTATGGCAAGAAGATCTTTGACAAGATCACCGAAGCAATGAATCCGCAGTTTGAAGACGAGAAGGCTGTCAATCCATTTGATTTCTGGGCTGGCGCAAACTTCAAGCTTAAGATTCGCAAGTTTGAAGGTTATCCGAACTATGACAAGTCTGAGTTCGACAAGCCTTCTGCACTTTATGATGGTGATGATACAAAGCTGGAGAAGCTTTGGAAGTCCGAGTATTCACTCAAGGATTTCCTTGATCCAAAGCACTTCAAGAGCTATGATGAGCTGAAGACCAAGCTGAATCGTGTTCTTGGTCTTGACGGAGCACCAGCTGCATCAAAGAGCAAGGCGTCGGATGAAAAGCCAGCATCAAAGGAGACACCTCCTTGGACTGACGACGAAGACGATGACATGAAGTTGTTTGAGAAGTTGGCTCGCGAGGACTAAGTACTGAGCGAGTAGCGAAAGAGGGGAGTGAAAGCTCCCCTCTTTTTTATGACATGGATTGTATTCCCATCATATTTTGAACACGCATCAATGTGTTGTCTTCATTTCTCACACTTGCTACCGGAGCATTGGCGGCAGAAGATTGAGGTGGAGATGGAATTTGATTTCCACCACCTCCATTGTTGATGTTATTGATTACTGGCGCCTGAGATTGATTCATTTGATCTCTTTTCGTCTGTCTTTCCTCAGACATGTTTGATAAAACCT